CAAAAAAACAGCGCCACGCACCCACCCTACGGAAATTCCGGGCAGGGGGGCCGCTCAAGCCCGCTTAAGGGGTCGTTGTCGATGTTTTGGCGGCAGGCAGGCTGGCAGATGCCGGTTTGCGTCACTTTGGGCCAAAAATGACCCCAAAACCCGACCTCAGCCCCGTTTTGGCCGCCGTTACCGCCGAAGAGGCTGTTGCATTTTTCCGACAGAAGGGTTTCCGCGTCGGGTTTGACTACCGCGACGTTTGGCAGCAAGAGCACCAGGCGGGCTTTACGGTGGCCAAGGCGATGCAGATCGACCTTCTCGAGGATATCCGCGAGATGGTCGACCACGCGCTGGCCACGGGCAGCACCCTGGCTGAGTTTCAGGCCGCGCTGACACCCAAGCTGCAGGCGCGCGGCTGGTGGGGCCGCCAGGAGCAGCTGGATCCGGTCGATGGCGTGGTGAAGGAGGTGCAGTTGGGCAGCCCCCAGCGACTGGAAACCATTTATGACACCAACCTGGCCACCGCCTACAGCGAGGGGCAGTGGGAGCGCATTGTGCGCAACCAAGTGCTGTTCCCCTTTTTGGAGTACGTGCGCAGCGCCTCGGTGAACCCGCGCCACACCCACCTGGCCTATGCCGGGCTGGTGCTGCGGGCCGATGATGCGTTTTGGCAGACGCACCTGCCCATCAAGGAGTGGGGTTGCAAGTGCAGCGTGATACAACACAGCCAGCGCATGTTGGATGCCGAGGGCCTGAAGGTGGGCCAGGCCCCGCCCGAGGTGCTGCGCGAGATGGTGAACAAACGCACCGGCCAGGTGATGCAGGTGCCGGTGGGTGTAGACCCGGCCTTCCACTACCCGCCGGGCATGCGCCGTGCGCACCTGGAGAAGATGCTGGCCGACAAACAGCGGCCCGCTCCACCAGGCCCGAAAGCACCATGATGCACAAGGTAAACCGTTTTAAGAGACGGTGCGAGTGCCTTCGCGCGACCATGCGGCCCACATGATGCACACCGTTGCCCTCCTCGTTGCCGCACTTGCCTTGCAGGTAAATGCTGCCACGCATTTGCTGCCTGCGGGTGAGTTTAAAGGCCGCGATGGCCGCCCCGGCAAAGATTTGAGCTGGAAGCTGACCGACGCACAGGGCCGTGCCCTGGCGGCGCGAATGAACACCCGCCACCAAGGCGGTGTGCAGTTCAACCTGGATTACGAACACCAAGCCATGCTGGCCGAAAAAAACGGCCAACCGGCCCCGGCCAGTGGCTGGGCCGGGCAGTTTGAATGGCGCGATGGCCAGGGCCTGTTTGCACTGAACGTGCAGTGGACGGCCAAGGCCAAGCAAATGATTGAAGCGGGTGAGTACAAGTACATCAGCCCGGTGATGCTCTACAACAAAGACACCGGCGAAGTCACCGATGTCATCAATGCCAGCCTGGTGAACATACCCGCGCTGGATCTGAACCCCGTCGCCCAAGAAAACATGGCGCGGCTGAATTCCTTTTTTTCCACCACCAACCTGGAGTCTTCAATGAACCCTGTGTTACTGGCTTGCCTTGCTGCGCTTGGCCTGCCCCAAACCGACGCGACCACGGCTGAGCAAGCCTTGAGCGCGATTGCCGCGCTCAAGGCAGCGCAACCTGTCGTGCCGGTGGCGCTGTGCAAGGCCTTGGCCCTGCCCGATGCCGCCACCGCAGCCCAGGCCGAAACCGCCCTGGCCACCCTGAAGGCCGACGCGGCCAAGGTGCCTGCGCTCACCACCGAGGTGGCCACGCTCAAGGCGGCCCAAGGCAACCCCGACCCCACCAAGTGGGTGGCCCTGAGTAGCTTTACCGAGCTTTCCACCCAGGTGGCGGCCCTCTCGGCCGCCCAGGTGGGCAACGAGGTTGACACCCTGATCGCCGCCGCCCGTGCCGAGGGTAAGTGCCCCCCGGTGGTGGAACAGGTGTGGCGCGATGTGGGCAAGAAAGACATTGCCCAGCTCAAGGCGCTGATCGCCAGCACGCCGGGTAACCCGGCGTTGGCGGGCTTGAGCCAGACGGCGGGCAAGCAGGTTGCAGCCGTGGTTGACCCCAAGGCCCCTTTGAGTGCCGACGAGCTGGCCATTTGCAACAACATGGGCCTCACCGCCGAGCAGTTCCGCGCCGGCGCAATGGTGGCCGCTGCCTGACGGCCCGCCACCCCTTTTTTGAACCACTGGAGAATCCATGACTGCAATTGCTACTGAACGCGACACCCAGCGCCGCCCGGGCGACCGCACAGCCTACGGCGTGCTGGCAGCCACCAAAGTGCTGGCCGGCACGATCGCCTGCCTGACTGCCGCTGGCTACGCCCAGGGCGGTGCCACCGCCACCACCCTGAAATGTGTGGGTGTGTTTGATGAAACGGTGGACAACACCGCTGGGGCATCGGCTGCCGTGGTTGCCAACGTGCGCAAAGATGGCTGGTTCCGCTTTGCCAACAGCGCGGCGGGTGACCTGATCACCATTGCCGACTTGGGCACGGATTGTTACGTGGTGGACAACCAGACGGTTGCCAAAACCAGCGGCGGTGCCACCCGCTCCATTGCCGGCAAGGTGCGCGACATCGAAGCTGCAGGCGTGTGGATTTCGTTCGCCTGAACGACCAACTTTTTCAACTTCTGGAGTGAATCAATGAAACATGTATTTTTGACTGCGCTGGCCTTTGCGGCTGGCTTGATGGTGGTGCTGGGCGGTGCTTTTGCCGCCGAGGGCACGCACCTCTTGGGGGCTTTGCAGCCCGCCTTGCCGGGCTTGACGCTGGACGCCAGCACCTGGGCCAACATGGCTTTGGGCGGTTTGGTGGTCAACCACGCCACGCTGTCAAACCTGAAGCAGGCGTTTAACGCGGCCTTCAAAGGCGGTTTTGGCAGTGTGCCCAGCATGCACGAGAAGATTGCCACGGTGGTCAGTTCGACGACGGGCGAAGAGGTGTATGGCTGGCTGGGCATGAACACCAAGATGCGCGAGTGGGTGGGTGAGCGGGTGCACCAGAACCTGAAGACGCACGGCTACACCATCAAGAACAAAACCTTTGAGAGTACCGTGGCGGTGCCCCGTGAGGCGATTGAAGATGACAACTACGGCCTTTACTCGCCGCTGATGGCGCAGATGGGCAAAGATGCCAACCTGCACCCCGATGAGCTGCTGTTTGCGCTGATCCAGCTGGGCATCAGCACCGTGTGTTACGACGGGCAGTACTTCTTTGACACCGACCACCCGGTGGGTTTGAGTGGTGCCGAAGCGAGCGTAAGCAATTACACGTCTGCTGGCGGCAACAACCCCTGGTATTTGCTGGACACCAGCAACGTCATCAAGCCCTTCATTGTGCAAAAGCGCCGCCCTTACAACTTTGTGGCCAAAACCAGCCTGACCGACGACAACGTGTTCGACAAGAACGAGTTTGTTTTTGGTGTGGATGGCCGCCTGAACGTGGGCTTTGGTCTGTGGCAGCAGGCCTATTGCAGCAAGGCCACTTTGGATGCCGCCGGTTACGGTGCCGCCCGTGTGGCCATGATGAACTTCAAGGCCGACAACGGCAAGCCCCTGGGCATCATGCCCAACCTGTTGTTGGTGGGCCCCAGCAACGAAGCCGCCGCGCTGAATGTGGTGCAGGCCGAGCGCCTGGCCAACGGTGCAGACAACATCTACCGCAACACCGCCAAGGTGGTGACCTGCCCCTGGTTGCCGTAACACAGCCGTCAACCCAACCGATACCCCCACTTTAAGGATTTGCAATGGCAACGACCGCAAAAAAAGACAAGGCCGCTGGTGCGGCCACCGAGGGCATCACCGTGGTGAGCCGCCCGGCTACCTTTCGCCGGGCTGGCTACACCTTCAGCGCCGAGCCGACCACGATTTCGCTGGCTGACTTGAGCGAGGAGCAGTTGGCGCAGATTGAAGGCGACAGCAACCTGGTGAAGTTCCGCGTGGAGATCAAGGCCAAACCAGAAACCAAAGCCGAGAAGGCGTAAGGCAGGCGGGCCGCTTGATTGCGCGCCCCGCCAAAAAACGCCGCAGCTTCGGCTGCGGGGTTTTTCTTCAGCCGGTTGACACCAGCCCCCTGAAGAAAAACCACTCTTTTACATGACCTACGCCACCGCCACCGCCCTGCTAACCCGCTTTGACGCGGCTGAGATTGCCCAGCGCGTCGACCGGGGCGTGCCGCGCCTGGTAACCGCTGAGCTGCTGACCTCTGTGGCCGCTGGTGCCAGCCTGGTGGATTACACCCTGGAGGAAGCCGCCCGCGGCGCTGTGGGGCTGACGGTGGTAACCCGCGCTTTGCAGGATGCGGATGACACCATCAACAGCTACCTGGCCGGGCGCTACACGCTGCCTTTGACACCTGTGCCCGCCGTGCTGGAGCGGGTGGCCTGCGAGATGGCCCGCTTCTATTTGTATGACGACCAGGTCACCGATGTGATCAAAGACCGGCACGCCGCCAACATGAAGTGGCTGGCCGAAGTGAGCAAGGGCACCGTGAGCCTGGGGGCCGATGCCACCAGCGGCGTGCAGCCCACCAGCAGCGCGGCTGCGGAGATTGAGAGTTCGGCGGCGGTTTGGAAACGTGCTGAAAGCACGTCATTCATATGAGCGCCGGAATATTCATTGATGCCCGCGTGGACGGCCTGGAAGGGTTGGCCAACGGGCTGGCCCGCATGGCGGCGCTGGGGCAGAAGCCTGGACGCATTTGGGATGCGATCGGCAATTACGGGGCCAATAGCACCCGGATCCGGTTCGCCCGTGGCCGCGACCCAGAGCGCAAAGCGTGGATCCCCAGTATTCGGGTGAAGACCCAGGGCGGTTTGACGCTGGTTAAAAAAGGTTTGCAGGGCGGCATGCAGGGCTCTCTTGCCCACGTTTTTGACAATTCGGGTACCAGCTGGGGCACTAACAAAAAATATGCAGCCGTTCACCAGTTCGGTGCCACCATCAAGGCCAAAAGCGCCGGTGGCCTGCGCTTTGCGCTGCCCGGTGTGGGTTTTGTGACCGTGCGTGCCGTCAAAATACCAGCCCGCCCCTTTTTGGGCGTGAACGCCGACGATGGCCGCCAGATGTTGGCCCTGGTGAACGAGGCCATTGACCTGGCCGCCAAAAACCGGGGTGGTGCCTGATGCTGGCCGCCGCCGAAGACGCGCTGATTGAGCGGCTTAAAACCCACCGCGATGTGGTGGGCCGCGTGCGCACCGTGGGCAGCCTGCCCAAGCTGGCCGACAAGGAGCTGCTGGCGCGCTACCTAGTGGACGCGCCCGCTCTCTATATAGTACCGGGCCGCTTTACCGTAGAAGACACCCAGGCCACGCTGCGCTTTACCTTGGCCGGTGTGGTGCGCAATGTGGCGGGCAACGCCCAGGCCCGCAAGGGCGACGGCATTGATTTGGGCTGCGACCAGCTGGTAACCCTGGCCATACGTGCCTTGCACCACCAGGTGGTGGGCGTTTGCAGCTGGAGCGTGAAAGACGGCCAGGCGGTGGACGAAGCCATTTTTGACGCGGCAGGTATTGCCGCCGTGGAGATCAGCCTGGAGAGCACGCCGATTGAGTTGGCGTTTGACTACGGCCAGGAGCAGATCGACCAGCTGCCCGACTTCACCCACCTGCACGCCGACGTGGACATTGCCCCGCATGAAGCGGCCAGCGAACACGCCAAGTGGCTGCAAGCCCCGCCTGACCAAACCACCGCCAAGCCCGATGCGGTGGTGGACGTTGTTTTGAATACTTGAAGGATTATTTGTGGAACCCACCCTGAACCGCGTTTTTGTAAAACCCGCCACCGCTGCCACCCTGGTGCGCAAGCCGGTGGGCGGCTACCTGGCCAACGAAGGCCAAGAGGTGAGCCTGGACAGCTTTTGGATGCGGCGCATTGCCGATGGCGATGTGGTGGGCACACCGGTGGCCACCGAAGCGCTGAAGCCCGTGAAAAAACCCTGAACCAAACAATTTAACCCGCCGTTGAAACCCATTTAACTGGAGCCCACATGCCCGACAACATTGCCTTCAACACCATCCCTATCGACGTGCGCACGCCGGGGCAGTACATCGAGATCGACAACAGCAAAGCGGTGCGCGGCCTGCCCAGTATGGCGCGGCGCATGCTGTTTATCGGCAACAAGCTGGCCGCTGGTACCGCCCCGCAAAACACGCTGAAGCGCATCAACAGTGCCGCCGAAGCCGTGCTGCACTTTGGCCGTGGCAGTGTGCTGCACGAGATGCTCACCGCCGCCCGCGCCGCCAACCTTGAGGCCGATATTTGGGCAATGGCGATTGACGACCTGGCCGGTGGCGTGCAGGCCACCAAAACCATCACCGTAACCGGCCCTGCCACCGGCAGCGGCACGGTGGCCTTGTACATGAACGGCTACAAGTTTGGCGTGGGCGTTACCACGGGCGACAGTGTGACCGTGGTGGCCGCTGCCATTGCCGCGGCCATCAACGCCTGGCTCGACAGCCCCATGACGGCTGCGGCCGCCGTGGGAGTGGTGACCTGCACGGCGCGGCACAAGGGCGCGTTTACGCAAGACATTGACATCCGCACCAACTATTACCAAGACGAAGTACTGCCCGCTGGCCTGGCCATCGTGGTGGCCAACGCCACCGCAGGCACCGGCAACCCGGACATTGCCACCGCGCTGGCGGCGATATCGCTGGAAGGTTTTTACACCATCGTGACCCCGTGGAACGACACCAGCAATGTGGTGAAGGTAGAAACCGAGCTGGCCGCCCGCTGGGGTGGCATGGACATGCGCACCGGCCACCTGTTTGTGGGCTTTTTGGGCAACTTTGCCGCGCAAACCGGCTACGGCGCGGCCCGCAACAGCCCGCACGTGAGCGTGGTGGGTGTGAAGAGCGCGCCCACACCCTCTTATATGTATGCCGCCGTGCTGGCGGCGGTGTGCGAGGCCAGTGGCAGCATTGACCCGGCCCGCCCTTTCCAGACGCTGCCGCTGCCCGGTGTGTTGCCCCCGGCGCTGGCCGACCGCTTCACGCGCCAGGAGCGCGACCTGCTGCTGCGCGACGGCATCAGTACCTACACCATTGACCAGGGCGGCAACGTACTGGTGGAGCGTGTCATTACCACCTACCAGACCAACGCCTTCGCGATTGACGATGTGAGTTATTTGGATCTGGAAACCAAATGGACGGTGGACTACATGCGTTACGCCTTCCGCGCGCGGATCGCGCTGCGCTTCCCGCGCCACAAGCTGGCCGACAACGGCACCAGCTTTGCGCCAGGCCAAAACGTGGCCACGCCCAATGTGATTCGCGCCGAGCTGCTGGACGTGGCCCGGCAGCTGGAACTGGTGGGTATTTTGGAAGGCTTTAGCCAGTTCAAAGACGACCTGGTGGTGGTGCGCAGCACGGTGGACACGGGCCGGGTGAACTGCATCTTGCCGCCCAATGTGGTGAACCAGTTCCGCGTGTTTGCGGCCAGCGTGCAGTTCATTCTGTAACCCGGCGCCAGCGCCTTCTTAAACCGATATTCAAACCAACTTCAGGAGCCATAAATGCAAATTGCCGGCAAGGTTTTTTTAACGCTCAACGGCCAGCGGCTGCGCAGCAAAGAAGGGGCCAGCCTGGAGACGGGCGGCACCGAGCGCGAAGCGGTGATCAGCGACAGCGGGGTGGACGGCTTCATGGAAAAAGAAACCGCCCCCAAGGTGGACTGCAAGGTGAGCTTGAGCGCCGACGTGCGCCTAGCTGATTTGCAGGCCTTCAAAGATGGCACCCTGGTGTTTGAAACCGATACGGGCCGCACCTTCACCTTGATCAACGCCTGGTGCGCCAAACCGCCCAAGCTGGAGAAGGGCGAAGTGTCGCTGGAGTTTGGTGCGACGGAATGTTTGGAGGGTTGAGGCGATGAGCAACACGGTGATCAAGGCCCTGGCCAAACCCTGGCGCGTGGGCGGCAAGGATGCCAAAGACATCGAAGTGCGCCCGGCCACCATGAAGGACGTGTGTGACGCGGAGCAAAGCGCCTCGGCCTTCCAGCCCAACAGCTTCAGCGTGCAGATGGCTTGCCTGCAAATGGTGCGGGCCGGTGAGTTTACCGGCCCCTTTGTGGCCAGCCACTTCACCGGTATGCGGCCAGCGCAGTTCCGCCAGATCAGCGATGCGCTGCAAGAGGCAGACCGGCTGGGGGAAGACTAGTCGCCAAGCACCAGGCGCTGCTTGGCGGGGTGACCCTGTTGGCGCTGAAGTTTCACTGGAGCCGGGCTGACATTTTGGCCCTGCCGATCGCCGAGTTCGATTACTACATCAAAACCCTGTCTGACCTGAGCCAACCCGACCCGAACTGAAGCCCACCCAGCCATGAGCACCACTTACACCGTTGGCGTACGTATTGATGGCAGCTCGGCCAGTTATTTGCGTGCCGTGCAGTTGGCCCAGCAAGGCACACAGCGCTTCACCGCAGCGGCCAAAGCCGAGTTTGAAAAGCTCAAAGGCTTCATGCAGAGCTACCAGGGGCAGATTGCCTCGTTGGGCTTAAGCGTGGGGTTCTTTGAAGGGGCCAAAAGTGCCGCCCTTCTGGAAAAGAAGCTGACCCAGGTGCGCCTGACGGCGGGCATGACCGCCCAGGAGCAGACCGAAGCCTACCGCACGATGTTCGACCTGATCAAGAAAAACGGCGGCGTGATTGAAGACACGGTGGACGGCTACAACAACCTGGTGCAAGCCGGGCTGAAGTACAAAGAAGCGATGGAGGCCACCAAGGCGGTGAGCTTGGCCAAGGCGGTAACGGGGGCCAGTGAGAACAGCCTGAGCGGCTCGCTCACGGTGGGCGCGGCCAACTTTAATTTTGACCTGGCCAAGACCGGTGTGGCCACGCAGATGCTTGACCAGATGACAGTGGCCGGGCGGCTGGGCAATGCCGAGCTGGAGCAGCTCTCCAACATCTTCCCGCGCGTGGCACAGCGTGCCCAGTCGGCGGGCATGGGTTTTGAAAAAACGCTGGCCTTCATTGAAGGCTTGAGCAAGATTGAACGCCAGCCCGAGCGCTTGGCCACCTTGGCCGATTCAACCCTGCGCCTGTTCACCAACGCCAACTACGCCAAGGATGCCGAGAAGGCAACAGGCGTGCAGTTTTTTGCCAAAGACGGTAGCCGCCGTGACAGCATCACGATTTTGGAAGACATGCGCAAGGGGTTTGTGAAGCTGACCACCGACGCGCAGCGCTTCCAGTATGTCAGCAAAGCCTTTGGCAAAGCCGACCTGGACACCCAGCGCGGCCTGTTGGCCCTATTAAACGGCGATGGCCTGCAAGACATGCGCAAATTTGAGGCTACCATCAAAAGCGCCGGGGGCACCTTGGCGCGCGATTTGCCGACCGCGCTGGCCAACGCGGCAGATCAGTCGTCGCGGCTTAAAAACACCCTGCGTGAAGCCGCAGAGGGTTTTGCCAGGCCGGTGAACGATGCCGTTCACAATGTCATCAAAAACCTGCTGGACGCCAAAGGCCAAGGGGGCCGCGAATTGAGTGGCGGTCAAATCATGGCCGGTGGCGCAGCCGCGGCTGCAGGCGTGTATGCCATTTCGCGCTTGCCTGGCATGGTGGGCAAGCTGGCAGGCCGCACGGGTGGTTTGGCTGCAGGTGTGGCCGAAGGCAAGGCCCTGCAAGCAGCGGCGGGTGTAGCCCCGGTGTATGTGACCAACTGGGCCGAAATGCAAGGTGGCAGTGGCGCGGCGGGCCTGCTGGGCACCGGCGCTGCGGCCGCGACCGGCGCTGCTGCCGTGGGCCTGTTCGCCAAGCTGCGCAACGTGGCCGGTGTGGCGGCGCTTTTGGGCAATGCGCCGCTGGCCATTGCCGGGGCAGGGGCGATTGCCGGTGGTGCTGGCCTGGCGGGTGTGGCGGGTTTTGGCGCGGGCACCGCAGCCTATAAATTGGGCCTGCAGGGCAACCAGGGTGGCGCAGCGATCGGCGAACTGGTGGCCCGCGTGTTGGGCCTGTTTGGCAATGAAGAGGCCAAGCGTTCAGTGGCGATTAACGATGCTTTAAAAAATACCAAAGTGGGCGGTGAGCTGACGGTGCGGATCGAAAGCAACCCTAATCTGGCGGTGCAGCAGGAAACCCGGCCTTTCAACGGCACGCGGATCCGCACGCACCTGGGCCCAACCAACCTGGCGGCGGGGCACTGATGAGCTGGCGCGAGCAACTGGGTGAGGTAGCAGCCGTTGTGAATGGCCAGCCGGTCAAATTCAGGGGCGGCAGCTTCAGGGGCGTGCCGTTTCGCACCACCGATGCCGAAGCCCAAATTGGGCGGCGCAACCAGGTGCACGAATTCCCCCAGCGGGACGTGCCTTACACCGAAGACCTGGGCCGCCGCGCCCGGCGCTTCAAGGTAGAGGCGTATGTGCTGGGTTACAACTACCTGGCCGACCGCGATGCGCTGATGCAGGCGCTCGAGGCCAGTGGGCCTGGCAACCTGACACACCCACGTTGGGGTTCGCTTGCCGTGGCCGTGGCCGACGTGGTAACGGTGAAGGAGAGCCCGCGCGAGGGCGGGCTGGCGCACTTCAGCATTACCTTTGTAGAGCACGGGGCCAACCCGTTCCCGCAGGCCACGCAAAACACGGTGGCCAAACTGGAGCAGGTGGCCAACGCGGCAGACGAGGCCACCGAGGCCGCGTTTGCCGACACCTTTGACGTGGCCGGTGCCAGTGTGTTGGCCGAGCAGGCCTTGGCCGGTACCGGCGCTGTGAAGGGCCTGACGGCGAGCGTGGCCGCGCTGTTGGCCACGGCCCGCCAGGCCACCAGCGTGGAGGGCTTGGTGACGATTGTGGGGCTGACGAATACGCTGAGCGGCACCCTGGTTGAGCTGGTGCGCACGCCCGCCGTGCTTGTGCAAAGTTTACGCAGTATTTACGCACAAATGGTGCAGCAGGTGCTGCGGCCGCTTTCTGCGATGGCGGAACTGCGGCTGGTGTTTTGGGGCTTGGCCACAGAGTCGCTGCTGGACTTGGGTGGCACCTCAACCCGGGCGCGGCGCGTTGTGAATCACAA